GTGAGACGCGAGAGTTCGCATTTGAGACTATGGGGGTTAAAGATTAAAAAGATAAATATTTGTAACTATAGAGGGCGAAAATGAATAGAATAAAACCAACCGCGATTAAAAAATTGGAAGGAAATCCAGGGAAGAGGCCACTGAATCAATTAGAACCTCAACCCGAGATTGAAAAGCCATCATGCCCAGCCTGGTTATGCTATGAGGCTAAAGTCGAATGGAAGCGAATCGTTCCCAAATTGATGACTCTAGGACTGCTGACCAGGGTTGATCGAGCTGCACTTGCCGCCTATTGTCAGGCTTATGGCAGGTGGGCAAAAGCTGAGAAGGCATTGAAGGCGATAGAGGATAAATTTGAGGGCGCTTTCAATATCAATTCTGGCAGCGGTTTATGTTATCAGACTATGCCTAATGGCAATTGGGTCACGCATCCCCTCGTTCACATAGCGAACAGGGCGATGGAACAGATGAAAGCATTTCTCGCCGAGTTCGGGATGACGCCGGCGGCGAGGACCAGGATAAGCGTGAATAAATCGGAGAGCGAGGACCCGCTGGATAAGCTGCTAAATACCAAGAGGGATAATTAGCATGAATTGCATCAAGGTTAGCGGGTACCTTTATCTTGTTTTCCTTGCATTTCGATACTGGGAGAATTCTTCTAAAGGCATTGTTTGCCTAGCAGTATTTGGGATGAATTGATTATGGTTTGTGAAACGAAGGCTGAAATAGATGTGAAGGCTGCCGAGAGGGCAGTCCTTTTCATTGAAAATCTGAAGCATTATAAGGGGGTATGGGCAGGTAAGCCGTTCAAGCTGATGCCCTGGCAGAAGGATGAGATTATTATTCCCCTCTTTGGAACGCTCAATCCTGATGGAACAAGGCAGTACCGGACATGCTACATCGAGCTTCCCCGGAAGAATGGGAAGTCTACTCTAGCGGCGGCGATAGCACTTTATCTTTTGTTTGCCGATGATGAGCCCGGTGCTCAGATATATTCTGCCGCTAATGACAGGGACCAAGCTGGTTTAGTTTATAACGATGCAGCTAAAATAGCTGAATTATCGCCAGCCCTAATTCCCAAACGGGGCAAAGTTATTGATACCCAAAAAAGGATAGTCAATTATGCTGGTAAATCCTTTTATCATGCTATTTCCGCCGAGGCTTATTCCAAGTTCGGGTATGACTCGCATGGCGTGATTTATGATGAGCTCCATGCGGCACCGAACCGGGAACTGTGGGATGTGCTGACGACATCCTTCGGGGCGAGGCGGCAGCCTATTCTCTTGTGCATCACGACTGCGGGCTATGACAGGAACTCGATATGCTGGGAGCAGCACGACTATGCCTGCAAGGTCAGGGACGGAATCATAGACGATCCGACATTACTGCCGGTGATATACGCGGCACCGGACGATGCCGACTGGACGGACGAGGATGTCTGGTTCGATTGCAACCCGGCGTTGGGGGTGTTCCGCTCACTGGACGAGATGAGGACGCTCTGCGCCAAGGCACAGGAGACACCGGCTCTTGAGATGACATTCAGGAGACTTTATTTGAACCAATGGACGAGTTCGGTGGAACGCTGGATGCCGATGGATAAATGGGATGCATGCAGTGAGCCAATTGACTTATATGCACTAAGGGAACGGCCTTGTTATGCAGGCTTAGACCTAGCAGCAACGACAGATTTAACAGCCTTGGGCTTAGTGTTCCCTAATAAGGATTTCTATGACATTTTAATGCAATTCTGGATTCCCGGGGATACAGCGCGGGTGAATGAACGCAAGGACAGGGTGCCTTATTCGCTGTGGGCGAGGCAAGAATATATCAACCTTACAGAAGGCAATGTTATTGACTATGGATATATCAAGCAAGCACTGCTCGATTTATTGGATGCTGGATATAACATTCGGGAATTAGCCTTTGACCGCTGGGGAGCGACCAAATTAGTTCAAGATTTAGTTAATAGCGGGAGATTTACCGTTGACCCTGAGAAGGAACCCAATAAAATTCCCATTATACCTTTTGGGCAGGGCTATGCCTCAATGTCGGCACCAACAAAGGAACTTATGAATCTTGTTTTAAGCAATAAGCTGCGACATGGCGGGCATCCCGTTTTGAGATGGAATGCCGATAATATGGTGGTGACGCAGGACCCAGCGGGGAACTTGAAGCCAGATAAAGCAAAAGCAACACAAAAGATTGATGGCATGGTGGCACTGATAATGGGCATTGACAGGGCTACACGGCATGAGGGGGAGGAGGAGAAGTCCATTTATGAAGATAGAGGAGTTATAAGCGTATGAAAATACCGATATTAAGTAGATTACTGGAGAGGCGGTATTCGCTGGCAGATATGGACAAAGCCATGGATTTGGTATTAGCGGGAAGGAATACCGCAATGGGCGTGGCTATAACCGAGAAGACAGCGCTTGAGAGCGTGGCGGTGTTTGCCTGCGTGAGGATATTATCAGAGACATTAGCCTCGATTCCTTTGCCTTTATACCGGCGGCTAACAGCACGCAGCAAGCGGAGAGCCTATGAGCATCCTTTATATTCTCTGCTGCATGATGCACCGAATCCAGAGATGACATCGTTCAATTTCCGCGAGGCACTGATGGCTCACCTTGTCCTGTGGGGCAATGCCTATGCCGAGATTGACTGGAATATGGACAAGGGGAGACCACGGGCATTCTGGCCACTACTGCCAAACAAGATGCAGGTGAAGCGTGAAAATGGTGGCATATATTATCATTACCGCCTACCTGATGGGCAGGAAGTTGTCTTGCCTGCGATAAAGGTATTCCATGTTCCCGGCCTCGGTTTTGATGGTCGTATTGGTTACTCACCGATCCACATGGCGAGGGAAGCCATCGGGCTATCCCTGGCGACGGAGGAATTCGGGGCTAGATTTTTCGGCAACGGCGCCAAGCCCGGTGGAGTGCTGGAGCACCCGGGGAAACTGGGGACAAACGCACAGGAGAATTTGCGGAAGTCCTGGAATGAAATGCACCAAGGCTTATCAAACCAGCATCGGATCGCGATTCTGGAAGAGGGGATGAAGTACCATCAGGTGGGCATACCACCGGAGGATGCACAGTTCTTAGAGACGAGGAAATTCCAGCGCTCGGAGATAGCGAGCTTTTTCCATATACCTCCGCACATGATAGGAGACCTGGAGCATGCCACATTCTCGAACATAGAGCACCAGGGAATCGAGTTCGTCGTCTATACGATGAGGCCGTGGTTTGTGCGGTGGGAGCAGGTTATCAGTAAGAAGTTGTTGCACCAGGATGAGCGAAAAGACTACTTCGCCGAGTTTCTGGTAGAGGGACTGCTGCGCGGCGATGTAGAGAGCAGATACAAGGCATACTCCATCGGGAGGCAGTGGGGATGGCTGAGTGCGAATGACATTAGAGAGCTGGAGAATATGGACCCTCTCCCTGAGAACCAGGGGAATATCTATTATGTTCCGATGAACATGCTGCCAGCAGGAACGATGCCAGAGGCAAAGAGCATAATGCCGATAGCGGATTACCAGGCTGAGAGAGCATATCCACAGACAGCCATCCAGCGACACAACACAGCGCAGTCATACAGGCGGGTATTCGAGGATGCCGTACAGAGAGTTGTCAAACGGGAGACCGACAACATACTGCGGGCTGCCAGAAAATACCTGGGCGAGCGATCTAGCGCCGATTTCGATACATGGCTGGAAGATTTTTACAGGGACTTCCCTGAATTCATTTCTAAGCAGGTTGAGCCAGCCATATACGCTCTGGCCGAGGCGATACAAGCATTGGCCGCCGACGAGGTAAATGCCGAGGCTGTGATGACTCCAGAACTGGAGAGTTTCCTGAAGCAGTATGCCTCAGTGTTTAATGGAAGGTACACGAAATCGTCAAAAGGGCAGCTCCAGGCTCTTATCAAGGAAGCGACAGAGAAAAAAGAGGAGCCGATTGAGGCAGTAATGGTACGCATGAGCGAGTGGGAGGAAACGAGAGCGGGTAAAACAGCGATGAATGAAGTCACCCAGCTAAGCAATGCGGTGGCCAGAACTATATTTGCTGGCGCCGGCGTGGTGAGGTTGCGGTGGGTGGCACTGGGTAGCAAGAGCTGTCCGCTATGCCAGGAACTAAACGGGAAGGTCGTGGGCATAGACAAGCCCTTCCTGGCGGAAGGGGACAAATTAGAGTCGGAGCAGGGAACGGAAATAAAGCTATACCGTCCGACAACGCATCCGCCGCTGCATCTGGGGTGCGTGTGTCAGATAGTGCCGGGATAAATTATGAAATTTACACCATCGCCGACAAAGATAGTCCGCTTTGTTGATAAGGAAGGGAATGTTGTCAAAGAAGTGCCTATGAACCGGGCAAGAAGGCGGAAACTGAAAATAGGGAGGTAAATTATGCCTATGCCAAAGCCAAAGAAAGATGAAAAGAAAGATGAGTTTATCGAGCGGTGTATGTCAGATGACACAATGAAAGATGAATTTGAGGATAATGACCAACGCTTAGCTGTTTGTCACGACATCTGGAATAAAGACAAGGAGAAGAAAACTATGAGCAAAGAACGAGAAGTAAGAACATTTACTCTTGATGATATCGAGGTCAGGTCGGAGGATGATAAACCTAAAATAAAAGGACATGCGGCCGTATTCGACAAGCTATCAGAAGACCTGGGGGGATTCCGAGAGAAGATAGCATCCGGCGCCTTTGCCAAGACTATTAAAAAGTCGGATATCAGGGCTTTATTCAACCATGATCCTAATTATGTCCTCGGCCGGAATAAGGCGGGGACGCTGAACCTGGAGGAAGATGAGAAAGGGTTAGCTATTGAGATTGACCCGCCGGATACCAGCTACGCCAGAGATTTAATGGTGTCTATTGAGCGGGGCGATATTACCCAGATGTCTTTTGCTTTCAAGACCATCAAGGATTCATGGGAGAATCAAGATAAAAAGGAAAGCATAAGGACACTGGAAGAAGTCGATTTATTCGATGTATCACCGGTTACATATCCAGCTTATCCGCAGACGGACGTGAAAGTGAGGTCTTTCCTGGAAGAGGCTGGATTAGACGTGGAGAAATTAGCCGTAATTATGGAGAAGAAAACGGCGGCAAACGATGAAGATATAGCGGTAGTCAAGCAGGCTATCGATGTATTGAATAGCTATCTTCCCGAGCAGGCTGAAGATTCGGACGGCCAGGGTACTCTCGATGAGGGGTATGTTGAGCGCCTGGAGAAGAAGCGTGCGCAGTGGGAATTTGGCAAAAAATAACCAAGGAGGAAACAAATGGAAAAATATCTTGAGTACCAAGCCAAGATAGACGGGGCAAGACAAGAAGGGCTTGCCATTTTTGCGAAGGCTGAGACCGAAAAGCGGGACACGACCGAGGAGGAAGATAAGAAATTGACGGAGCTGAGGGACCGCATAAGGAAGCTGGAACTACAGCGCGACCAGTATGTGGAGCTTAAAGGCTTACAGCCGGAGATTGAGGCCATGAGGAAAGAGCCGACCAAGCCCGACCCCGAGAACAAAGAGGAGAGCTTCAGGAGCTTCGGCGAGCAGTTGATGGCCGTGATTGAGGCTGGGAAGGCCGGCGGGAAAATAGACCAGAGGCTCACCCAGCGAGCAGTGACCGGACTAAACGAAGGTATCGGCTCCGAGGGCGGCTTCCTGGTCCAGACCGACTTCGCAACCGAGCTACTGAAGCGAGCCTACGAGACCGGAGTGCTGGCGAACCGCTGCCGTAGAATCCCCATCAGTGCTAATGCCAATGGCATCAAGATTAACGGCATTGATGAAACCTCGAGGGCTACCGGGTCCCGCTGGGGCGGAGTGCGAGCATACTGGCTGGCAGAGGCAGGAACCAAAACAGAGAGCAAGCCGAAATTCCGCAAGATAGAGCTGGAACTGAACAAGTTAATCGGGCTTTGCTATGCAACCGACGAGCTTCTCCAGGACACATCGGCTCTGGAGTCGATAATTGCCCAGGCTTTCAGTGAGGAGTTCGGGTTTATGATCGACGATGCCATTATCAACGGGACCGGTGCCGGGTTGCCTTTAGGCGTGCTGAAATCGGGCTGCCTGGTGACTGTTTCCAAGGAAACGGGGCAGCCAGCAGCGACCATCCTAGCCGAGAATGTCATAAAAATGTGGGCGAGGATGTGGAGCAGGAGCCGCCCGAATGGAGTCTGGTTCATCAACCAGAATATCGAACCCCAGCTTTATACCATGAGCCTAGCAGTAGGAGTGGGCGGAATACCGGTCTATATGCCGGCCAACGGGCTTTCCGATTCGCCTTACGGCAAATTGATGGGAAGGCCGGTTATCCCCATCGAGCAGTGCCAGACTTTGGGCACTCTCGGGGATGTTATACTGGCCGACCTGAGCCAATATGTACTGGCGGACAAGGGCGGAATACAGACCGCTTCGTCCATCCATGTTCACTTCATCTATGATGAGAGCGTTTTCCGCTTCGTGTACCGGGTGGATGGACAACCAATCTGGAATTCAGCATTGACTCCCTACAAGGGCGGTGCTGGTAACTCCCTGAGTCCATTCGTAGTCCTGGAAACCAGAGACTAATTTTAGGGGGATTGTCATTGCGAGCGAAGCATGGCAATCCTTCCCTTAATCAAAAATAAATCAAGGAGGTTAAAAGTGGATATTTGTTTACCAGAAGTAACCAAAATAGTAGAGGCGATTGAGCCACAGGCAGGGGCGGGTATCACGGGCGACTATGTGTCGCTGAAGAATGTGCATAGGGCTTTCGTGGTCGTCCATATCACTCAGGCACAAGCTAATACCGTGGCAATAACTATTGAGCAGGCAACTGGGGTTCTGCCAAGCAATAGCAAGGCAATCACCGTTGCGGTGCCGATATGGGCGAATGAAGACTGTGTTGCTTCAGATACCCTAGTCCGCCAGACCGATGCCGTGGGCTTTACGACTTCAGCGGCAGTCAAGCACAAGGTAATCGTCTTCCAGATTGACCCATCGACTCTCGACCTGGTCAATGGGTTCGATTGCATCACGGTGAAAACCGGCGCCTCTCATGGCGATAACATTACTGAAGCGATGTATTACCTGTGCGAGCGCTACCAGCAGGCGACACCGCCATCAGCCATACTTGACTGATGTAGCTAATACCGGGAAAAGACAAAAAGGGCAGGGAACGTAAAGCCCTGCCCAACCCGATAAACATCGCATATTTATGCGAAAAAATGAAATCTTTGGAGGTAATCAATGAGCGCTTATATCGAAGGAAAAGCATTAAGGAAATTACAACTAGGCACGAAAGTTGAACGAGCCACCGCGAATCTGACTACTGGACTTGCTCTGTTCAATGTCCTTGGTGGGAGAGTTCAGCTAAACTTAATTGTTGGTGAAGTAACGACCATCATGGAGGCTGCTGCCAGTGCTTCAAAACTCACAGCAGACCCAACTATCGGAACGACAACTGACCTGTGTGGCACCGTTGAAATGAATGCGGCTGAGGCGGGAACGTTAATTACCATCTCAGGTACCGCAGCAACAGCTATGCAGCTCGGAAAATCAGGTTCAGTACGTGGACAGGATTCTCCTGTTATTGTAGCGGTCGGGGCGATTCGCTGGGTTATGGCTGCACCCCTTACAGGATCAATCAAGTGGACGCTGTTCTACATCCCCATCGATGACGGGGCTTATGTAGAAGCGGCTTAACCGTGGTGCGGGCATTGAATAACGATATACTTCTGAGGGGGCGGGAGTAATCCTGCCCCCTTGGGCAAACTGGAGGTAAAACATGGCAGGATCTGCAATGGTTTTTACGGAGATAAGGCATTCCAGCGTCAAGAAGATCAAGGCTGCCTGGATAAGCGATGACTCGACAGGGGCCGTGAGCGGCACAACAACCTATCCGTACAGCGGAAAGCTGGTCGGTGCTATCACCGTGCCGGATGGGGTGGCCACCCCGAGCGCCAACTATGACATCGCCATAAACGATGATGATTCGGTGGATGTGGCTCTGGGAGCGCTGGCGAACCGCAGCGATACGGATACCGAGTATGTGGCTGCGGCATCCATGGCGGGAGTGGCTGCCAGTAAATTGACTGTAGCCATCACCGCTGCGGGAAACAGCAAGAAGGGAACCGTTTATCTGTTTATACGATGATGAAGGAAATAGAGCTGGAGATGGCGGTCAGGGAAGCACCCGAGAACGCCATGCTGAAACGAAAAAGGAAAAGGAAAGATGTTAAAGCTAAAGACAGCGCCAAGCGTAGAGCCGATAAGTCTAGCTGAGGCAAAGGCACATCTGAGGATTGATTCGGTCAGCTTCGCCGAGGACATTACCACAGAGCAGAGCATTGCCCCGGGCAGCCATGCGATAGCAGCCGCTTATTCATTAGAAGGAGCGTCTGTTGATGTGCTTGGCTATTCCGTTCTGGTTAATCTGGATGCGGGGGCATGCGGCGCAGGAGCAACGGTAGATGCGAAGATCCAGGACAGCGATGATGGGATTACCTGGACGGATGTGGAATCCTTCGACCAGGTAAGCGAGGCAAACGATAATGTCATCTACGAAAAAGCATATACCGGGTTAAAGCACTATCTGAGAGTCGTGGCGACCGTGGCTGCCAATGCCTGCGAGTTCGGGGTAAGCGTTATCAAGGATGCCTCAACATCAGTGGAAGATGATTATTTAACTGCCCTCATAGTTGCTGCCCGGCGAAGTGCTGAAAAATTCCAGAGGCGGGCGTTTATAGCGCAGACCTGGGAACTGTGGCTGGATAAGTGGCCCGAAAAAGGTTACATAGAGATTCCCTTGCCGCCTCTACAAGCACCGGCTGTCATTGCTGGTAGTTTTGTGATAGGCACGGTATATCGCATTTTGAGCATAGGAAATACTGACTTTACCTTGATTGGTGCTTCAGCCAATATAGTAGGTGTTGTATTTACAGCGACAGGGGCAGGTATTGGAACTGGCACTGCAACAGCATCGGTTATTATCAAATATTATGTTACTGATGATACCGAATATTTCATGGGTGCCGGCAACTATTTTGTTGACACAAAAAGCGAACCTGGACGGGTGGCCCTTAACTACGGAAAGATATGGCCGTCCACGACTTTGAGACCGGCAAACGGGATATGCGTGACATTCGAGGCTGGCTACGGCGATGCAGCCACCGATGTACCACAAGAAGTAATTCGGGCAATGTTATTGCTCATATCGCACTGGTATGAGAACCGGGAGCCTGTATCGGTCACCGGTGCTGTGCCCAAGGAGATGCCATTCAGCGTTGAGTCTTTGCTGTGGCAGGACAGGTGCTTCTGATGAGGGCAGGGCTTTTACGGCACAGGCTGACAATCCAGATACCGAGCAAGATCAAGAACGATTTCGGCGAATGGGTTGAGTCCTGGAATGACTGGGTTACTGTCTGGGGGAGCATCGAACCGAACTTAGGCAAACGCTACTTCGAGGCAAAGCAGGCCAACAGCGAAGTCGAGGGTTTGATAAGGATTCGCTACCGAACTGGAGTGCTACCAACTATGCGTGTGAAGTATGGAGACCAGGTATTCAAGATTATCTCCATAGTCCACCCGTTTGAGAAGAGGCAGGAGTTGCATATTCTATACAAAGAGGCACTAGACTGATGGGAAACCTGACTTTCAAGATAGAAGGCATCATGGAAACGGCAAGCAAGCTGAAGCAGTTATCCGATTCCTTAAAAGGCAAGGCAATGGGCGATAACTTATTGAAGCAAGCACAGATGATTGCCGATGATGCCAGGGATAGGGCGCCGCTTGGCCCGACCGGAAACCTGAAGCGATCGCTGCATGCCAAACTATTAGATGATAAGCTAAGATTCCCCAAAGTGGCAATAGCGGCAGTGGACAGGAAGATAGCTCCACATGCCCACCTGATAGAGTTCGGGACCTGCAAGATGTCAGCGAGGCCGTTTTTCCGTCCGGCTGTGGATGCCAACGGAAGAAAGGTCATAGACAACATCAAGGATGGAGCCAAAAAGCTGATAGAGAGGGCTGTGTAAAATGCAGATAGAGCAAGCAATTTTGAAGGAATTGTTAGCGGATAACGGAGTTACCAGCCTAATCGGGGAACGGTTATACTATGTCAAGGCTCCGCAGGATGTGGCCAGCCCTTATGTGGTATTTTTCAAGGCTTCGGCACCGCGGGAATATTCCCATGATGGGGCCTCAGAATTAGCACGGCCGAGGTTTCAATTCTCCTGCTTCGCCATGACCTATTACCAGGCAAAACAGATAGCAGAAGCTATAAGGGCAGCGATAGAGGCCTTCAGTGGGACAATGGGCGGAGCCGGCGGAGTCGAGGTTGGGTCGTGCTTTTGCATAAACGAAAGCGATATATATGAAGAGAACAAACAGCTATTCCATGTGGCCGTTGATTATCTAATCTGGCACAAGGAATAGCAGTTTGCAACCACATGGTTACAGGGAGCTCGGAGGCTCCCTTTTTCATTAAAAGAAGGAGGTAAAAATGACAACAGAAGCGAAGTCAGCATTTGGAACGACCTTAAAGAAGGGGGCGACAGCAATCGCCGAACTCACCAATATCGGCGGGCCGTCATTGTCGGCGGACACGATTGAGGCGACGAGCCATGATTCTGCTGATGGATACCGTGAGTTCCTCCAGGGGTTACGAGATGGCGGTGAGATAAGCATCGAGGGGAATTTCATCCCCGGTAATGCCGGACAGGCGGCACTTGTGACCGACCTTAACGATGGCTCACTGGATGAGTACACGATAACCTTTCCAGTGGCAATGGCGACCACCTGGACATTCGATGCTATCGTGACGGCTTTTGAGAGCAGCTCGCCGTTTGATGACAAGGCCAGTTTCACTGCTACCCTGAAGGTAAGCGGGAAGCCAACGCTGGGCGTCACTGCATCTGATGGGCTGACGACACCGTTCTTCGTTATATCTGAGAGTGCGGTTGTTACTCCAGATGCGGCAGGTGATGTTTACTTGTATGTGGCTACAGTATTAGTAGGTGTCTCATCGGTAACGGTAACACCAACTGCTGCGGCAGGAGTCATCAAGGTGAATGGCAATATCGTGACAACGGGAGAGGCTTCCAGTGCTATCACTTTGGGTGCTGCAGGGTCAAACACCGAAATTACCATTACTGTCCAAGAGACCAACAAAACCGCAAAGACTTACACCATTTGGGTAGCAAGGGCAGCATCATAAGTAAAATAGGGACTTTTCGGGGTTGATGTGGGGAAACCTCATATTACCCCCGAAAGTCCCCAGAATCAACGAATTTTGCCCTTAATAGGAGGTTTTATGCCGGATAAAGTGAGACCAGGAATTCCGATAACACTGGACAAGGCACGGTATCTTTTGATGGACCTCAATGCCATGGTGTCTTTTGAGGAGGCAACAGGGAAGAATATCATGCAGGGGCTAGATGCCGATAGCATGAGCGCCAAGGATTTCAGGGCTCTGTTATGGGCATGTCTATTGCATGAGAATGAGGCATTGAAGGTTGAGGATGTAGGGAAGATGATTCGTGCCGAGAACATGGGAGAGCTGTCAGATAAGATAGCTCAGGCATGGGAAGTAGCCAGTCCAGAAGCAGAAGGTGACAGCCGCCCTTTAGCGGAAAACCCCCCAAGTGGATAGACCTATGGGCTCTGGGGGTTTATACCCTTCATTTATCCAGTAGAGATTTCTGGCATTTAACATTGGCACAGTTTGATGCCTTGCTGCGGCAATACATCGAGGAGCAAAAGAAACTGGATAGCCGAACTGCATTGATTTGTGCAGTGCTGGCTAATATCAACCGCAATCCCAAGAAGAAGAGCAAGGCTTTTAATGTCGAGGATTTCATGCCCAAATACGAGAAGGTTCGGCAGGTACAAACTCCAGAGGAGATGCTGGAAACAGTGAAGCTGTGGAATAAAACGCTGAGAGGGGATGAAATAGAAAGGTAAGGTGAATTATGGCAACTGAAATTAGTCGCTTGTTTGTCGCTATCGGCGCCAAGACCGATGAATTTCACAAGGGCATCGATGGCGTACAGAACAAAATGGAAAACGTCAGCAAGAAAATGAAGATTGCCGGCGGGATCATTGTGGGAGCTGTGGCTGCCATTGGTGTAGCTTCTCTCAAATTGGCTGGAGATTTCGATGGAGCGATGAGAGAGGTCAACACTATGATGCTTCTTAACGAGGATGAGTTCAAGGATTTCTCAAAGGAAATCCAGAATCTGGCCAAGGACATGGGCGTTAATGCGGTGGGTGCTGCTAAGGCACTTTACCAAGCCATTTCAGCAGGAGTACCCAAAGAAAACGCTGTTGACTTTCTAACAGTGGCAACGAAAGCGGCCATCGGGGGTGTCACGGATACAATTGTAGCTGTGGATGGATTAACTACAGTAATAAATGCTTTCGGAATGCCAATGAGTAAGGCTGAGCACGTAGCCGATTTAATGTTTACCACGGTTAAGGGCGGTAAAACCACGTTCGAGGAGCTTTCAGCTTCAATGTTTAATGTGGCTCCTATCGCTGCCGCCAGTGGCGTTTCATTTGAGGAAGTATCGGCTGCTTTGGCTGCGATGACAGCACAGGGCGTGCCGACAGCGCAAGCCACAACACAGTTGCGCCAGGCGATGGTTGCTCTGCAAAAACCTACCGCTGATATGCAGAAGGTTATTGCCGAATTGGGCTATGAATCAGGCCAGGCGATGTTAGCCGAATTGGGTTTTGCGGATACTATAAACACTTTAAGAGATGCGACAGGTGGAAGCAATGAACAATTAATGAAGATGTTTGGCTCTGTAGAAGCTGGGCAGGCGATTCTGGCTCTTACTGGTGCTAAGGCAGAGGATTTTGCCAATTCCTTAAATGCAATGGCTAATTCCACCGGTGCCGCACAAAACGCCTTTGAAATAATGGAGGAGAGCACTACTAGACGGTTTGAGAAACTTACAGTTGCATTACAGGACATAGCCATAACCATAGGTGAGGCCCTAATGCCTGCTCTAAAAGCACTGCTCGAGAAGATAACTCCCATTATCACGAAGGTAGGAGAATGGATTTCAGAACATCCGAAATTGACGACGATAATTTTAGCCAGTGTTGGAGCTCTAGGTGGTTTATTGTTAATTGCCGGGCCACTTCTGAAGACTATTCAATTGATGACGCTTGCACTACATTCTCAAACTATAGCCTTTGTAGCTCACAAGGTTGCCCTTATAGCGGCCTCCATAGTCACGAAAGTAGCGGCCGCAGCGCAATGGCTATTAAATGCCGCAATGTCGGCTAATCCCATTGGCTTAATAATTCTAGCGATAGCAGCTCTAGTGGCTGCTATTGTCTGGATGGTCAAGCATTGGGACAAAGTTAAAGAGGCTTTCAAGAAAGTCTGGGATGCAATAGTAAATGCCTTTCGGAAGGTCGTGGAATTCTTCAAAGCAGCCGGCAAAAAAATATTGGATTTCTTGCTGGCACCAATCAAAGCCATTAAAGCAGGATGGGACAAGTTTGTTGGCTTTATGAAGAGTGTACCAGGCAATGTAGCTGGATTTTTCAAGGGCATTAAAGACAAGATTGCCGGATTTTTTAGCGGTGTTAAGGAAAAAATCGCCGGACACTTTTCAGGTTTGGCGGAAAAGATTAGCGGCCACATGGAAGGAGTTAGAGACAAATTTAAGGGTGTGCTGGAAAAGATTGGCATAGATACCGAGCAGTTAGCCAATAACATGAAACAGCGCTATGAAGAGGCTGGAGGCGGGATAAAGGGCGCCATGGTAGCCGCTTTCGGTGGAATGAGGGATGCCGCTAAGGGGATTCTGGAGAAGATGGGTATAGATACCGAAGGGCTTAGTGAAAAGCTGAAGTCAATCTGGACAGGGATCGGGGACAAGGTACGCTCGATCTGGGACGGAATAGTCAATTTCTTCAAGAGCATCCCCGAGAAGATAAAGGCTATCTTCTCAAAATTAAAGGATATCGTGCTTGCACCATTCAGGTTTATCGCCAATGCGATAGTGAAAGCCATCAACTTTATAATTCGGATGATAAATAAAATCAGCGTCAAGATTCCTGACTGGGTGCCACTGATTGGCGGGAAGACATTTGGTTTTAATATACCCGAGATTCCGCTTCCGAGTTTTCGGTATGGAGGCATTGTGCCGGGACCGATAGGGAAGCCGGTGCCGGTTCTGGCTCATGGTGGGGAGCAATTCTTAGGTCCAGGAGCTACCGTAGGCAATAACTTCTATATCTCGGAGCTGGTTGTGCGGGAAGAAGCTGACATACACAGGATTGCCAGAGAGCTATACCGCTTGCAACAAGGCAAACAGGTAGCAATGGGGATGTAGATATGATTTTTGACGAGATAGATTTAATCGATTACGGGCTGCTTGTAAGGAAAAGTAGCCTCTCTTCTTTCATGCCCAGTATCAAGACGAACTATGTAGAGATTGCCGATAAAGCCTATGATTTCAGGGCATACCTGAGCCCCCGAACAATCAACCTGGATGTGGTAGTCACCGGGACAGGTGAAGCCAACCTGATAAGTAAACTCGATAATATCTCGAAGCTGTTGAATCCCGCAGGCGGTGTTAAGCATCTAATCCTAGATTTTCCCGACGATAGGTTCTATAAGGCTAAACTCAACAACCCTATCGATTGGGAAATCGTAACCCATAAGTTAGCCAGGGCTGAACTGAGCTTTATTTGCCCAGACCCATCTGGCTATTCCAACTCTGAGACATCAAGCGACCATAATATAAACGCCGATCCTAAGACGGTGACGGAAACAACGGGAGGAACGGCATATATCGAGCCCGTTTACACTTTGACAGCGGGCGAAGCCCTAAACGATGTAACTATCAAGGTGGAGAATGTCGATACCGAAGAAGAATTGACCTGGGAAGGGTCTTTGGCCAATGGTGAGGAACTGGAGATTGATGTGGCCATGTGGATAGTAAAAAAAGAGGGCGTGGCAGATATGGCAGATGTAAGCGGGCAATTCCCAAGACTATTGCCCGGTCAAAATAATTCGATAAAAGTAACGGGCTTCTCTAATACGGGAAGCCTGAATATCAAATATAGAAATACATATCTGTGAGGCATAAAGATGGCGAAAGCAATAAGCACTAGCACAGGATACGATGTCATTGGCGAGACGGTAATCAGAAGCGGGAATTGTGAGAAATGCCACATTCCATTTGAGGTAATCAAGCAGCCAGATGAAATGCCCGATATAAAGCGATGCCCTAAATGTCATGGCGAGAGGGGCGAATTGCTAGTCCAGTTCAGCTCCAAGGATGCTGAAACACCCTGGGGACAGAGGTTTGAGGCAGCAAGGATCAAGTATGCCATGCTCAAAAGGAGAGACAAAATACCTTTATTCCTGAGGACAGGCAAATGCCCTTTCTTTGTAAAGATAATAGCGATCCCGATACTCGAAAGAAAATTAAAAAAGGAGGTAAACAAAAATGGCTGAACGCTGTATACCAACCGCACTCTTATTCCAGACTGTGAGCAAGATGCTCAAGGGTGATGCACCGGCTGACCTCGGCTACCTGAGCCTGTGTGGTGAAGCTATGGGCTCATTCAACAAGGACACCACTGACTTCACCGACGAGCTCACCCGCGAGGCAGTAACTCCTACTCTCGAAACCACGACTGAGACCGATGATACTGTCGTGTGTGCGAAGACAGACTGGGAGCCGGGCGATGACACAATCTATGGTGCCGGCGTGTTCACTGGCTTAGCAGACTCGACCCTACAAGCCTTCCATGAGTGGGCGAGCTCGATTGCTTTTATAGTTGGTGACAAGGTTGACCAGACCATAAAGATACAGTCCAAACAAGGAGCTTAATAGCAGGGGCAGGGACAACCTGCCCTTGTCTTTAAGGAAGTGCTATGCGAGTAATATACCCGCCTACAATTATGACTGACAAAGAAAAGCTCTTTGCCGTCTATTCGCTCGTCCAGCAGATGATTGACGAGTATAACCGACAGTCATATATTGCATCTGCTGATAAAGCGACTTATGAGGGCAAGTTCCGCCAATACACCAAAGAGCAGTTCGACCCACGCCTGAAACAATTATTAGCAGAGCGCAACCGCCTTATCGAGAAGATAAGATGGGATAACTACACGAAGGAAGAATGGAAGGCTGTTTCCAAACTCTCCGTAGAGGAATATCAGGCTATTCATGTTTCTTTGTTCGGTGATAGGAGCATAGAGGAGGCTAAACCCACGCTTGCGACCTCTCCTGTCCTAGACGAACTGAAGGCAATCAGCCTAGATAATTTACAGGGGGCGTTGGGTGCCGACCCCACTGAGGACTTCACTACATATACGGAGGTTGATGAGGGTTTAGATATTACCAAGACGGCAGACCGCATAACATTCACTAATGCTTATACAAGACTTTATACTGAATATGTCTATTACGACAAGGGCAGCAATCATTTTGATGGAGATTTTGAGCATAGGCACAAGTTTATAGTTAGTTCTTCTACTGGAACTGCGGCTGTAATTGTTTGTTGGGCAATAACAAATGCGGTGGGCGATTACCGAGATTGGCAGGAAGCATCTGCTAGTGCATTTCTTCTTTGGTACTATAGTACCACGCCAGATATTCGTCTAACTGAAAGGGACGGAGCAAGCGAATATACTGATTCTGGGTCTTTTGGGGTTGGCACACTTTACTATATAACAAATGAAAGGGATGAAGGTGTTGGCTCTTATGGAACTTTGACTTCTTATATCTGCACAGGAAACTACTATGGTGAATCTGGTAGCTCACTAGTTCATACATTATCAGTTACATTACATACGAGCAAAAAAGATTTCCAAAATATTTACGGATTCGCTGGGCATGATGAAGATAATCCACAACAAAAATATGTTACTGGCTATGTAGAGCTTCTTGACTTGCAGGAGGGGGGAGCACACTACGAACGCTCAGGCACGGCCCTTCTAGGCTTGCTGGGAAGTGGGTCAAGGGGCTTTGCTCTGGCCAGGACTGACACAGCACTTCTAGGACTTCTTCCCACTGCGACAAGGGCAGCTTCTTATCTCAGAACCAAGACAGCTTTACTTGGACTCAAGGCAACTGCCAGCAGGAGCATTGCCATCAGCAGGGTGAAGACTGCCTTGCTTGGGCTGAAAATTGTAGGCTCAAGGGCAATAGCCATTACCCGCTCCAAGATTGCGCTGCTCGGTTTACTTGGCACAGGCTCAAGGGCATTACACCTGAGTCGTAGCAAGACAGCATTGCTAGGATTGCTTACTACTGCTAACAAGTCAATCTCGCTTGCCAGAGTGGACACTGCAATGCTTGGGCTGAAGACTACAGCCAATAGAACTATAAGCATTACTAGAGCTAAGGTAGCTTTGCTAGGACTGAAAGCCACGGGCATAATGTCCACCGTCAAGCATTACATCAGGACTGGCATTGCCTATCTTGGTTTAACAGTTACAGGTTCAAGAGCTATATCTTTGAGTCGTTCAGCCTTAGCATATCTAGGGCTTAAAGTTACTGGCATCTATTATACTGCTGAACATTATTACAGGACTGGCATTGCCTATCTCGGACTGGTGGCTATGGGAACGAGGTCATTGGCTCTGGCCAGGACTAAAACAGCCTTGTTGGGATTAAAGACTACTGGTAGCAGAACAATCTCTATCACCCGAAGTGGTCTCGCATTACTAGGTTTGAAGGCCATCGGCTCATTCGAAACAATTTTGCTCAAAATCCTGGCTGCCCGACCTTATACGATAGAGGTCAGGAACGGGGACGGAGATTTAATAGCGATTCTGGAGAATGCTCATAGTATTGATTATAGACAGGAAATCAATGCTCCTCATTCACTAAGATTTCAGGTCCCAACGACGGACTCCAAAGTAGATAATGTCCTATTAGCCAATGAATATTGGTTAAGGGATAATCGCACGGGAATTGTCATCCGTAAATTCAAATTACAGCACAAAAGAGATACCAGATGATAACGGAAATTGAAACATTAGATTTAATAAGCCAGCTAGGACAGGAAACGGTTGTCGAATATCTTGCCGAGAGCGAGACTGTAGAAACTATCGTAGATGACCTGTTGGCAATGCAGGGACTTACCCCAGCAATAACAAAGGGAACTATTTCCAATTCGATTAAAAACCTTACTAGGTCCATTCAGAGCGATGGTGATTCCATCCTGCGCGCCTTATACCGGCTGAGAGACACAGTAGGCGGATATATTGAGGTTGATAATGACAGACAGCTTAACTGGCTAGACTCCATTGGTGAGGATAAAGGGCAGCAAATCCGCTATCGAAAGAACCTTAAAGGAATCGAGCGCGATATAGATTACACTCAACTGGCAAACCGAATCTATGCCTATGGCGAAGGTGAAGGCGATGCCCGGATTAAACTGAGCGACGCTGAGGGGCAAGAGGAAGATTATATTGAAGATGCCGGATCCCAGGCAACCTGGGGCGGTATTTATCCTGCCGTTATTGTTGATAAAAGCATAACGCATCCTGATACCCTCTTGGCATGGGCTCAGTTAAAACTGGCTGAGCGTAAGGACCCACCAATTTCATACCGGATAGACACAGTTGACCTGAGCCAATCGGATGAATTTGATTTCTCTTTTGAGACTCTGCAATTAGGTTCTACCGTTAAAGTTATAGATGAGGACCTGGGAATAGATGTTGAGACCACTGTGGTCAGCATAGAGCATCCCGATTTACTACATCCCCAGGAAATGATTCTGGAATTGGCTTATGGACAAAAGGATATTGCGGATAGCCTGGCTGGAATTTATGACCTCCAACAGTTGGGGCAGCATATTGCAACGAAGATTGGCGCCGGGCAGGTCATTGTGCTGGGCGAGTTTACCGTCATAGATTGGGTCTCCGAGGGTACAACCAATATCAAGGGTGATTACATCCGCACAGGAGTGCTACAGTCCAATAATTGGGGTGAGGATGCAGGCTCGGAATTCAATCTTAATGATGGCACCTTTAGATTAGGTGGTTCGGCTGCACCTGCCTTATCATGGAATGGCACAGAATTGCTCTTAGAAGGTTTATATGAGGGCGAGTGGTATGACAAATCGGGCGTAGCTATTGATGCTACAAAGGGCATATGTATTTACGGCACAGGGATGGCTTTGATTACCGCTGCTACGAAGTGGGGGGATGCTCAATGTTATGTTGGTGCAGATGGAGCGATTTATGCAGCCAGCGGTAAAGTCAAACTTGACGCTGATTCAATTCATATTTATGGAACCGCTGAAGGTGATTACTATCTTGCTTTTTATAATCCCTCCGATGAACTTGTTGGGCAGATAGGAGTTGCCGCTAGTGGACAGTTCGCTGTGGTTGCGGACCCAAATTTAATGATCAATGGAGATGACCAAGTTTATATACTTTGTACCAATGGCAACATAATACTAGACCCAGGTGCAAAGTTAGAATTGAGAGCTGGCGACTGGATTGAAGTCGAAAAAGATATGCTTCCTAATTCAACCGATACCCATAATCTAGGTAGTGCAGATAAACAATTCGCAAAAGGCTACTTCAAGTCACGTCTCAAAATACCCGTAGGAACGGATTGCTATGACTAGGAGATGATATGGCAACACTACCGATTGGAGTAAGTATAAGTGCTGCGGGAACTCGTAATCTGATTCAGCCATATGGATGGACTGTTTGGGAAACATGGATGTGGGTCTGGGAACACGCTACTGCAGGAGACCTTTATAAACCAAACGACGATAATATGCCTCCTTGGATTTGGTATGGGGCAGGGCCTTATCCTTGTGGTATAAGAAGGTGTATTACATTTTATGATACGACAGGCATTACCCAAGATGTTGTGCTTCGTGTTTGGTCTTCGGGCGAACCTGACGAAGAAGGGCAGCTTTATATCCTTAATGGGAACGGGGCAGACCCAGACTTTGGTTCAGAGATATATGGCTGGATACGAGGGCGATTCTCAGCAGAATACCTCATAGCATCTAAGAATATAGCTGATTTAGGTCACAACGAATACCACTACTTCCTTATCCCTAGTGCACATATAAACAGTGAAGGATACACAGTCCTACTGTGGGTTCATAGCACAGACTATAATTGTACAGGTACTCCTACAGGGGGTGCTGGCGTTATGTCCCATCTCTCAACACTACGAGAAAGTCCTGCTGGCTATATCTGGGTGGAAGGAACTAAATTTGCTTATGTAGGTGCCGATTGTTCTAAAAGGTTAAAGGAAGGCACACTGGAGGGTGCCACTGGTAAAATAGCAAGTCAACCATGGATAGAAGGAACGAAGCAAAGATATATAGATTCCAGTGGCAATGAACGATACATAGAAGGCACGCTGACTGGACTTACTGGCAAACTGCCAAGCCAAATTTCAATTAACACAAAGGCACCGATGTTGGGCACTCATTATTGCTATATAGATGATAATGGCGCAGAGCGATGTTTTGAAGGAACGGCAGCATAGGAGGGATATGGACATACAAAAAGAATTAGCAGAATCAAATCGCAAGATGGAGGAAATAGTAAAGCAAATCAATGCTTTGGCAGTGCAGGGACAGCGAATAGAGCAGCAAAGACAGGAATTAGTCCAAGAGGCACGAAGGCTGGAAGGTGAAGTCAGAGGATTTAAGCGCCTGGAAGCACAAGAGAAAGCTGAAAAGGTCAAAGGGAAATAGCAATGCCGGATAAACCCGAACTGCTAGACAAATATGATGGCCAGCTCCGTCAAATCATGCTCGACATGAGAAACGACGGGATTCCACATAGAACCATCCATCATGTTTTCGACACATGCACAAAAGACCTGGAAATTATGGCAAAGGCTGAAGAAGATTTAAGCCCATGTACCCAACGATAACCCGCAGAAATCGCCTAATTGGTGCTGAAATTCCCATAATTATGTAGGAATTTGAGGACGAAATTCTTTTTGCGTGTCTTTACCCTCAGAGAAGATTTTAACCTCAGATTTTACAGTAAATAACCCTCTCCTTTAAGGAGGGGGGATTTTTTATTTATAGCTCTCCAGCAATAGCGGGATGGACATATTGCAATTCTGCTAAATCAAAAAAGGTATCATAGTCTATCAATGCTCTATCGGCTACAACTTCCCAATCTACTACCTTGTCAGCAGTTTCCTTTGTCATAAGAATTCTAATCGCTGTCTCTGTTTCAGTGCTATCATATTGGTCTGTAAAATCTAGCTGCTCCCACATCACAACCTCGCCGACTGCTTCATTTTGGAATAATGTCTCCATGGCCCTTATTGATGTTTGAACTGCTATCCGCATAGCGTGTTGCTCATCCCAAACACTCTCAGGTTTGAAGTAAATATGGATAATAAAATCGTCGGGATTTTCTGTGCCGGCATGGGGATATATCTCGATATCAGAAATACTTTCCCCCAATTCTATATTTGTGCCATTGATGTCAAGTGCCTCCTGGACATTTTCAATTGTAATATCCTGCTCACTGAAAGACAGAGTTTTCTCTGCCGGGCTATTTATTGCTGTAATAATAACAATGACAATAATTATAGCTGCTATGATACCGATAATTTTTGCTGCCTTTTTCATTTCCACCCCCATAATCATTCTAATTCCTTTTCCCGAAATGTCAAGCTCTAAAAATTTTCCTTTTAGAATTTTTGAGTTAGCTATGAGGGGGGACTTGACAAATAAAATTGGCGTGGTAAAATGTGGATAAAGGTGGCAAATGCCTAACAGAACAAAGACAGAGCGAAACGAAAAGATATTAGAGCTTGCTGATAAGGGCTGGCGATATGTAGCCATTGCCAAGATGTTCAAGATGAAGGTTAGCACCGTGTCAATGGTTATTTGGAGAGCACGGCATAGAAAAGATGGGAATGACAAAGTTTAGCCATTCCATTCTGTAAGGAATCGCTGAAATGAAACGACAAAAGTATATTTACGGGACTCACCTCAATATGATAAACTCCGATAGGTTCTTTTCGGGGGGTGAGTCCAATGTACTAGGAAGCACACAATCACGTCTATTAGAGAAGGGAGGCGAGAACCATGAGGACAACGGAGGTTGTTATTAGCTTCCTCGCTGACCGTAAACTCATGGGGGTCTCGCCTATAACCCTTAAAAACCATGAGTACTACGGGAAGCGATTAGCTGAAATATCCCCAAAGTTCCCACCAAAACCAGAAATCATACAGTGTTTTCTGGCAACCGTCAATCCGCAATACGCTGCTACTTTTTATAGATACTGGCACGCTTTAGGCAACTACGCTGAAAGGCAATATAAAATCCCCAACTTTATGAAGTCGGTTACACGACCTCGTATTCCCAAAGAAAACTTACCCACTGTCTCAGGTACAGAGCTTAATTTATTAGCCTGGGCATTGCATGATGCTAATCCAAGAGACAGGGCTATTGTTACTTTATTCGTAGATACCGCTATAAGATTGGGTGAAGCTGTGGGGCTAAAGAGGGAGGATATAAAAGACAATCACATTATAGTAACCGGAAAGACCGGTTACAGAATAGCACCACTTTCAGAAGTTACCAGAGACTTGCTTCTATCTTTACCGATTCACGAGGATGGGTATGTATTTCATGGTAAGGGAGGCAAGCCATTAACTAAATATGGTTTCTATGGTGTGGTCAAGAAGTATCTCAAGAAGGTAGGTTACAAAGGAAAGCAGTTCGGACCGCAGACTTTAAGACGGTCCTATGGCGTGTTTCACCTGAAAGATGGGGGGGACCTAAAGAGCCTGTCAGAGATTCTAGGACATTCCGATATTAGCACAACAGCAAATTACTATACTCCACTTCTAATCGAAGATGTGATTCAGATCCACCATCGGCACACGCCGGGGAGGGTTTTTGAAAATGCAGCTCAGCAATGAAGAGAAGGAAACCTTAATCAGCTTCGATGAAACTCCTGCCGAGGCGGTGATATTCACCTACAACAAGCGATGGCAAATACATTTGGAAAAGAAGCTCGGGCTAAAACCTGTTCTCAATAATGGCTATGGGGGCAAGGAATATCACATCGCCAAAAGGCGAATCCCATTACCGAGAGCTCCTAAGAATTTATCACCTGAGCAAAAGAAAAAGATGGGTGAAAGATTACAGAAGGCACGGCATCAGAAATCGCCTAATTTGGTGGGAAAGCATTGATAATCAATGGAATTAAGGGGATTGAAAAGGTTTTGTGTGGGATTTACTGGGGGGAGCTAAGAATCTATGGAAAAGATTAGCAAGTTAGAAAGGCCGGTAGGCTTAGCGAGTGCCTTCATTATCCTGAATGTGGTTGATGGCTTACTCACTCATATCCTAGACGGCAGGGGTGGATACGAGTTAAACCCGCCAATGAGATATGTCCTTGAACAGCAATCTATGGGGCTATTCTGGACTGTGAAGATTGGAGCGGTGATGGTTTGCACCTGGCTTCTTCTTCTACTGGCGAATAAATACCCGGGACAGATTAGGATGCTTTTCCTGGTCATAGTAATCGGAATGACCGGGGTTTGCGTATTTAACGGGATAGGTTTGTTATGAGGAATTAGATGATGAAGATATTACAGCAATTCAAACAAGATTGTCACATAAAGAAAGGTCATAGCCTTTATGGTAATGAAGCTAAATGCTGGGAAGCAAGGCAGCGAGCTTATAAATCATTGATAGATACGATTGGTGATGCTGCTGTTTTAAGGCATCAAAAGGCAATTAAATCAATTCTAGATAAAGCTGAAACATAATCGGGGGAATATGAGTTTAAGCAAAACTGAGTGTGGAAGGTTAGGAGGACGGCCTAGAATATTGACTTTAGAAGAAAGGCAGCAACAGCCTCACAGGGCTCAAGAAAATAATAAAGGAGGCAAGGATACCCCAAGTATTTTAGCTTCCAACAATCGGGCTGAGCTATTGAGGCTTTATAAGCTGTGTTGCAGGTCGAGCAACCATAAGCAAATACAGAAAGGGACCAGGAGTGACCTCATCACTTCTGGCCCCGGGAAGGAGTAAAGGAAATTGAATAAAGTAATTATAGCAGTAGCAGGGAAAGCACGTCAAGCCTTCTGGCTCTTTGACTTATTCTGCCAGGAGTACGGAAATCTCACCCTGGGGGAAATAGCAAAGGACTTATCGAGACATGGCTGCTGGGTTATGTGGAGGGCAGATGGGTAAGCAAGTGAGGCCGAGCTTCTCTGAACTTCAAATAAATGTCTTGCTCAGGCTGACTTCTATGGAGCTACTTCGGCAGATTACACACAATACGACTGATCCTGTTATGGCAGAAGTGGCCATGAAAGTAGTCAAAGCGAAAGAGAAGTTCATGCCGGAGAGAAAGGAGGAGAAAGATGGAGTGTCCATTTAGATTGATTGCATGGGCAACCCTTGCCCAGGAAAGTAAAGAAAGAGGTAATTGGATTGATACCGCCTGTGCCCAGTGGAATTGTCCTCTATGGAATGAACGTTTCGGGAAATGTGCCTTAGCGGTTGATGCCTACCTAAAGGGGCAAGCCGATATGAGAGCAGAAAGAGGGATGAAGGAATGATTACGATTACAAAAGAGGCAACGATAATAACACAGGATGGACTGACAACGGCTTATCTTCCAAACAAAAACCCAGGAGAGATACGGCTTTGCAATGGGCGTGTAGTAGTTATTCTTCAAGGGGCAGTCCATGAAATAATCGCTATAAATGCATCCTTGCCTTGCTGGGCTATCCTAATTGATACGGGTGGTTCTGGCTTCAACTGCATATATGCCGATAGGTTTGTAAAGGGGGAGGAAAGGTAAATGAAACTTATCAATCTTAAATTAAGAAACTTCAAGGGTATTCGGGATTTTACTCTTGATATCGCAGGTCGAGATACGAGCATATTTGGTGAGAATGCGGTAGGCAAGACAACACTCTTTGATGCCTTCTCCTGGCTGTTATTCGATAAAGACTCAGCCAACCGGAAGGACTTTGAAATCAAAACACTTGGAGTAGACGGGGAGCCGGTCCACGGCTTAGAGCATGAGGTTGAAGGTGTGCTGGAAATTGGCGGGAGACAACTTAGCCTAAAGAAAGTCTACTCCGAGAACTGGACCAAGAAGCGAGGCTCCCTAGAGCGAGAATTCACGGGCCACACGACAAACTACTTCCTGGACGGTGTGCCCACCAAAAAGAATGAGTATGAGGCTAGGATCGCCAGTATCGTAGATGAAGATGCTTTTAAGCTGCTCACCAATCCCCGGCATTTCAATGAAGTTCTACACTGGCAGGACCGCAGGAAGCTACTCTTAGAAGTATGCGGAGACCTGAGCGATGCTGAGGTAATAGCCAGTGATTCTAAGCTGGCAAAACTACCTGAGCTCCTAAATGGCCATAAGCTCGAGGACCATCGCAAGGTCATAGCAGCCAGGCGCTCAGAGATCAATAAAGATATAGAGAAGATACCTGTGCGCATTAGTGAGGTTCAGCGTGGTTTACCCGATGCTATCAATGCCCCAAGCCTTAAAACAGAACTCGAGGATTTGAAAGAGAAGCGCAATGCGAAAGCTCAGGAGCTTGCGAACCTCGAGGCCGGCGGTGGGGTTGCAGAGAAAACAAAGGGGTTGAGGGTGATTGAGGCCGAGATACTTCAGATAGATAACGAACACAGGTCATTGATGAACACGGAGGCTCAATCAACGAAGGTAGAGCTAGGGAAGCTGGAAAACGAGGCGGACGGTTTAAAGAGAGAGATACAGAATAAGCAGCGAAGGATTGAGGCCAACCAGGAAAGCGCCAAGGTGCTTGAAGGGACGCTGAATACATATCGCCAGGACTGGAGTGTGGCCAACTCTGAAAACTTTACCTTTGAGCAGTCCGATACTTGCCCAGCTTGCGGACAGTCATTACCGCCGGAACAATTAGAGGCAGCTAGGGATAAGGCATTGGCTATATTTAATAGCGATAAGGCGGAGCGCCTTGAAAAGATTACCAAGAACGGGAAGCTCACCGGCGCTGAAGTTGAAAGGCTTAGGCATGAAACATCTGAACTCGAACAAGAGATTGCCGATGCTCAACCCCAATTAGACGTAATAGCGAAGCAGATTACCGATGCCCAGGACAAGGTTTCAGCGATAGAGGCAGGCGCACCTTTTCAGGCACACGATGATACCTATACCGAGAAGCAAGCCTTAAAGCAAACCATAGAGCTGGATATTGAGAAGCTCAAGGCTACTAATAGCGGGGCAGTCGAGGCCGTGAGATTGATTCTCTCTGCCATTGACGCAAAGATAGCGGATTGCGAATCGGCAATAGCTCAAATCAAGCAGCGCGAAGCTGGCCTGCAACGCATTGAGGAATTGAAGTCTGCGGAAAGAACACTGGCTAAAGAGTATGAGAGACTGGAAGGGGAACTATACCTCACCGAGCAGTTTGTTAGAGCAAAGGTTAATCTACTCGAGGACAGGATAAATAGCCGCTTTGAGCTGGCAAGGTTTAAGCTGTTCAACCAGCTAGTGAACGGCGGGGTAGAGGAAGTATGCGAAACAATGTATCTCGGGGTCCCGTATAGCTCAGCGCTTAATAACTCGGCACGAATAAACATCGGGCTCGACATTATTAACACCTTGAGCAAGCATTTCCAATTTGACGCTCCAATATGGATAGATAACGCTGAGGCTGTCACACAATTACTACAGACAAAGGGGCAGCAAATCAGACTATATGTGAGCGAAGCCGACAGGGTGCTTAGAATTGAAGCAGCAAAAGAAGCGGTGGCAATATGACATCAGAAGAAGCTATTAGATTATTAGAAGCTATTTATGATGACCGCAAGGCAGGACTCAATCTGGAGGACAATTTTCCAGGGCAACAAGCCCTTAAGCTAGGCATCGAAGCCCTGAAGTATGTCCAGGTATCCAACCCTGAACTACTACCAGGCGAGACAAAGGAGTAATAAAAAAGGAAGAACCAGATGGATAATAGGATAATGATAGGCATAACAGAACTAAGAGCTGGTGTTGACTCCAAACAACCACTAGAAGAGAGGCTCAAGGTTGCTATGCGAGCTGCATTAGGGCACTGGTGTGTTCTCGATGAGGAAGGTCAATTTAAGCTGGCTATTGTGGCAGTGATGATGGAGGCTACTGAAGAAGAAAAAGAACGAATAAATATTGACTTAAAGTTTCTAAAGGCAATGTCCTCGGCTGTCAGTGGAGTTCCTGTAGATTTTGTCAGGCTTGCAGAAGAACTAAAGGGTAGTGAAACTAAAGCAGTTGGCCTGAGGAAGTTATGGGATGAGGTAAAAGCTAAAAAAGGAGGAATTGAATAATGGAAAAACCAACGGAGAAAAAGGAAACGGCTGTAGGTAAGCCATTTGATGTAGTGGCGCTCGTAACTTCAAAGTTGCGGACCTACACAGATAACAGGGAACTGGTCTTACCTGCGAACTACAGTATCGAGAACGCCTTGAAGTCTGCTTGGTTGGCGCTCCAGGAAGCAGTTGATAGGGAAAAGCGCCCGGTTCTCCAGGTGTGTTCTCAAGCTAGTATAGCAAATGCCCTTCTCGATATGGCTGTCCAGGGGTTAAACCCTGGCAAGGATCAATGCTACTTCATCGCATACGGGCAAAAGCTCGTATGCCAGAGGAGTTACTTCGGCACCATGGCAGTAGCTCAGAGGGTAGCGGGAGCAAGTGATATTTGGGCAGAGGTCGTTTACGAAGGGGACGAGTTTGAATATGCGATCTCCCACAACCGGAAAACTGTGTCCAAGCACACGCAGAAGATCGGGAATGTCAAGCCAGGCGCTATCGTGGCCGCTTATTGCGTGATTGAGTTCAGCAATGATAAGCCCTCGTTTACCGAGATTATGACCATTGCTCAGATAAAAAAGGCATGGGCTAAATCGAAGATGGACCCTGATGCGCCTACTTCAGTACATTCTCAATTCCCTGAAGAAATGGCGAAGCGCACCGTAACCAACCGGGCTTGTAAGGCGCTTATCAATTCTAGCTCTGACGATAATCTATTCCTGGAGCATTTTAACCGCGCAGACGAAGAGCAAACTGAGATTGAGATTGAAACTGAGATCGAGGAGAAGGCCAACAAGGACATTCTTGATGTGGATCCCGAGACCGGGGAGATTGTTGAGGAGCAAGCGGTGGAGGTACACAACGTGGAGCCACGAAAGCCGAGCCGTAATCCCGCGAGCCTTAAAACAATAGAGGCTATGATGAAGGCATGTTTTGAGGACTTCGGTTTGCAACCAAAACAAGTGCTGGCTGAGCTTGGGTTTTCAAAACAGACAGAGATAACGGAAGGCCCAGCAGATTGCTACAGACGGGTAGCGGCAGTCAGGGTAGGGCCCAAGAAGGGACCGGAGGAGGAGCCGGGATTCTAGATGAAAGGCATATATCCTAGAATAATCCATTGGGGGAAACCGATATTACCTGGGGCTAAATTCGGTAACCTAACAGTGCTTGGAGAAGCTGAAGCAACATATTGGGGCAAGTATCGTAAGCGCATGTTCCTTTGTCGGTGTGAATGTGGCAAGGAAACCATAGTACACATATACAATTTACGAAGTGGACATACTCAAAGTTGTGGCTGTAATCTAAAAACTATATCTGCTAAATCCAGACTCACACACGGGAGTACTCCTGTTAGGCTTCATTCTATCTGGAAGAGCATGCTTGTTAGATGTAGAAATCCACATGCCAAGAGTTTCAAGTACTATGGTGCAAAGGGAGTTCAAGTGTGTACAGAGTGGTTAACCTTTGTGCTATTTAGGAGTTGGGCATTAGCGAGTGGCTACAGGAATAATCTGACAATAGACCGTATAAACCCCTATGGTAATTATGAACCAAGTAATTGCCGATGGATACCAAAGAGTGAACAAGGCAAAAACAGGAGACAATAAGGCTAATTATAATATGATTGCATTCAAGTCGTATGCCAGTGGAAGTTCAGGGAATTTGAATACCCTTTCAGATGGAGAGACTTCTCTTATGCTTGACTGTGGTCTCCCCTGGAAGCAAGTTCAAAAAGCTCTTAGCTTTAAGACCTCGGAGTATTCTGCTATTTGTTTGAGTCATTCCCATGGGGACCATTCTGCTGGTATAAGCGAGGCGGCAAAAGCAGGGCAAGATATTTACCTTCTCCCCGAAACGAGGGAGGCTTTAGGATTATCTGGACACAGAATCCACGAGATTGATTTACTCCAGCAATTCAGAATCGGCACTTTTTCAGTTAAGGCATTCCCGCTCAAGCATGATGTCCCTAACTGTGGATTCCTTTTTGCAAATAGTAAGGGCGAGCGAGCAGTCTATATAACAGATACTCCATACTGCCCCTATCGTTTCAATAATCTTCAAATCATTATGATTGAGGCGAATTACAGCTTGCCTCTGCTCAAGGATAACACCCCATCATCAGAGCTCAGGCAGTCAATTCTCCAGGATCACATGAGCCTGGAGACGCTAGTTGGGATGCTCCGGGCAAACGATTTGAGTAAGGTCGAAGAGATACACCTACTCCACCTGAGCGATAATAATTCTGACGCAGATATGTTCAAGCGAAAGGTGCAGGAAATAACAGGCAAACCGGTTTATATAGGAGGGAACAGTGGCTAAAGCTGATATTAGGATTGACCTAGATGCTAAATGCTCCCGGTGCGGAGCTAAAGGTGCAGCGCAGAATGGGCTGTGCCTCAAATGCACTGGCGATGACATCGTAAATAAATTATCAAAGGAGGAATCAATGGCTAAAATCGAAGTGAAAGTCCAAATAAGCAAGATGGAGGCGAAGGTGAAGCTGGTTGAGGAAAAGCAAGAGGGTGAAGTTATTGACCGGCACCTTATCACCGAAGTCAAGGTGGAGTATGCAGGCACGCCGGCAAAACTGGAAAAGGTTCTCTATACCCTGCAAGCCGGGCACACGGTAGATGTAACCTTCGGCAGCCCTCAGTATTCCTTAGACGAAGCTGAAGAGGCCAAGGAGCCGGTAACCGTAGGTAGCTAAGAATATGGTAACTATCCCATGACATACAGTAGTAGCGATAATGAATAACAAGCATTACTGGGTTACACCGCCAGATTTGATGGATGAATTGAATAGAGAGTTTAATTTTGACTTTGACCCTTGCCCACATCCCCGCCCTGATGGATTTGATGGGCTAGAAGTGCCGTGGGGTAAACGGAATTGGGTTAATCCGCCATTCACAGGGGGCGTCATGAAGTGGGCTAAGAAGGCAATACTAGAACATGAGCGAGGAAATATGAGTGTTTTGATATTGCCTTTATATCAGGTTAGGGTCATTTCCTATCTTGCAGATGAGGGAGCAGATATCCGATATGCTGGGAGGCCAGAATGGTTAGCTTTGGAGGATGGCGAACCAACACCAGCAAAACCCAGGGACCGCAATCCATGTCTTATTTTGATATTGCGCTGAGAGTTACTGTAGATGAAGGAATGCTTACAAAGAATAATGACCGTCTTTTCTCTTCACACTCCTTTCTGATTTAGGTGGCGCGGGGGCCTAACCAACCCCCGCTATCCCTTTATAGGAGGTAATTATGACAGGTATTGAATGGGTTCTTAACCCTGACGGCAGCCGCGGGGTTACATTAAACAGCAAAACGGGCTGCCGGAACCACACGCCAGAGGGCTTATGTTTGGGGGGGTTATTTCCCTGCTATGCCTTCAAGCTGGCACATGGAAGATTGAAGCAGAGGTATTTGGCTAATGGGTTAGTGGCATGTGATTATGAAGGAGGGGAAGAGGGAAGCGATGCAAACTTGAAGGCGGCTTTCAATGACCCCTTCTATCCTCGATGGTGGCCAGAACGACTTGCGCAAATTAGCAAACTGAAGAAGCCCACTGGTATCTTCCTGGATGATATGAGCGACTGGATGGGTGATTACTGGCCGAGGGAGTGGACCATGGCTGAGCTCCAAATGATGAGGGATAATCCTCAACACCGGATTTACACTCTCACCAAACAGCCTCAGAACCTAATCAAGTTCTCGCCCTTCCCTGAGAATTGCTGGGTGGGGGTGACGGCTACGAATCATAAAATGTTTGTTGAAGCCTGCATAGAACTTGGGGATATACAGGCTAAAGTCAAATATATTTCACTTGAACCCTTGCTATCTTGGGGGGATTATCCTGCCGACCAAGAGGCAATTACTCAGTGGGCTAAAGGGCTAACACTTTACGGTATCAACTGGCTCATCCCCGGTGCTTGCACTGGCACTTTGCCAGAGATGGTATCCCTATGTGATAGATACCCCTTCGGGAACTTAGCTGTGATGCGATATGGCAATAGATTCACGGCCCAGCCCCGTATCGAGGATTTGCGGGAGATTGTCGAGGCTGCGGACAAGGCGGGAGTGAAGGTGTTTTTGAAGGATAACCTTGTTCCTCTTATTGCCGGGGAGGGAACACCTGAAGGCTTATTTTATAAAGATTGCCGATTAAGACAGGAAATGCCGAATGTTTAAGCCAGAGGCAACACTGAGATTATTAAAGGAAAGGTTTTGGGGAGCTAAGGCAATGGAGCGCCGGGTAATTCGGTGCTGTGCTGACAATCCCGATTGTTCATGCAAGGATGAGTGCCAAGCCTTATATGATGCCTTTGTGAACGCAACGGATAATGACCGTAGGAAGGAAATCTATCATCAACTTCGGGACCTTGGTGTTGGGAGTGTAAAGGCACGGGCGAATTTGAGCGATAAGAGAGTTAGAGAACTGGAAGCAAAATGAACTCAAAACTAGCAGACATTTACGCTCAAATCCCACAATCTACCTGTGAGCCCAACTGCGGGAAATGCTGCGGTCCCATAATGCCAAGCCTGGCTGAGGTCAGGAATGTTAAGGACTGGTGCGAGAGGCATCATCTTGAGTATATGGACTTTCTCAACATTACAGAGAACGGTGATTGCCCCTACCTTAACTCAGAGAAAAAGTGTCTCATTTATCCTGTCCGGCCATTCCTTTGCCGTATTTTGGGAGTGAGCATTGAATTACCCTGCCCAGTAGGGAAGTGCCACCCGTCTAAAATGCTCAATAAACCTCAGAGTGATGCTCTATATAAAGCTATATATCTCCGTGGCAAGGAGAAACCACGAACTGAAAAACATCAAAGGTTAGTTAAAGAGCTTATACATGGCACGCGGTAGATTTATCAGCAAGGCTATCAGCCTGGACGAGAAGGTGGATGCCCTTTCGGACGACACCTGCCGGCTCCTGTTCACCTGGCTAATCACCCACCTGGACTGCGAGGGCAGAATGTATGGCGATCCCCAAACTGTCAAAAGCATTGTCTTCCCCCGGCGCAACATTTCTAATCGAAAAGTCGAAAATTATCTCAAAGAATTGCAAAAAAATGAGCTGATTTTTCGTTATTCTGTTAACGGAAATGAATATTTATTGATGAAAACTTTTGAAAAACACCAAGTCGGATTGCGGAAAAACCAAGAAGCTCAATCGCAAATCCCCCCTTTTACCCCAGACCTACAACGGAGTAAAAACGGTTTAGCACTAACGCAAGTTAAAGTTAAAGAACAAGATAAAGTTAAAGTTAAAAATAAAGAAGAAACTAAACAAGAAGAAAGTCCAGTTCGGTTCTTAAAAACAATAGAACAAGTAATGTCTCTTTATCAGGATAATATCTTACTTGGGGCTACTATCTCAGAAGATATGGAGCACGAAATAAAAGGTGCCTGCGCGCGACACTCGCCGGATTGGGTTTACGATGCTATTCGGGAAGCCGTGGCACAGAATCAACCGCGCTGGCCCTATATAGTTGGCATACTGAAGAATTGGTCGAAATATGGCAAAAAGACAGGCTGATTCCCGGTGATAGGCAATGAAAGAACAGCGAATAAGGAGGAGTAAGTAGAAATGGATAAACCAAGTGTATTGAGTGATGAAAGACAACGGAAAATCGCTAGAAAGTGTTGGCGAACCAACAGCACTTACCCTGAAGCAATAATGACAGCCCAGCGAGATGATACCTGGCAGAAAGCCCAAGATTATTATGAGCCTATTATTAGAGGGTTAAAGGTTGATATTGAGACACTCTCCCATGCCATTGAGGTATTGAGCCCTGAAGAAAATGATGCCGAGCAGGGGGCAATAGAAGTATTGGATGAACTTCAGGTTATCCAGCAGGCAAAGGCTGAGGTAGTGGAAAGTTTCCATAAAGCCATTAAGGACTTGAGAGGGGAGAAGGATATTGACCTTACTGAGAGGGAGTTTGAGGTATTCTACTCTATACGCAATGATGGACTTGCCGAAGGATATGACACTGGCAGGGCTGAGGTAGCAGGTGAGAGAAAATGAGTAGAGATAAAAATGGGCTACTCAGCCAAAAGTGTATAACTTGTGGCCGCCCATTACAGCCTGTGAAGCATCAATGGGCAGCGGGGCCTGTGTGCTATGCCTGTTGGTGGGCAGCCAAGTTTTACTATGAAAGTGGGTACGATAGTTATAGCGATATCCCGATTGAATTTCGCAATATGTTAGCTAGTCATTTCTACAACAACGGATATCTCTATCCCGATGATTTAATAAGGGCGTTTGAACTCAAAGCGTTCAAAAAGGCCAGCACGATGATGAGACGATGGTGGTCTCCGAAGTTCCACGTTGAGGATGAGAGTGACCTAGCAGCAGGGACGGAAGTTTCGCTCAACCCACAGGATGCAATGAGCCAAGCGATATTACTATGACAGAACTTTTGAGCTTAACCTGCCCGCATTGTGGCTCTAATAAAGTCATTAAGTATGGCGTTTACGAAGGCGTACAACGTTACTATTGCAACGTTTGTAAGCGAAAGTTCAAAGCCGATGAAGCTGCCGATAAAATAAGGGATGACTGGACTGACCCTCGTGGTGATGTAAGGGACATCTGGAGTGCCTTATCTGAAATATGGCAATCCCTGAAGTCCCGATATGAGGTGAAGAAATGAAACCAACTGAAGAACAGATAAAGAAATTCTGGGAACACTGGGGGTTCTATAAGGAAGAGTACCCTGAACCTGATATAAAGTGGCTATATCGTTCTCCTGACCATACATATATTAGCTTCAGGGGTTATCCCCCCATAGACCTCAACAATTTATTCAAGTGGGCTGTGCCGAAGCTATTTACATGGAGTTTAGGGAAGGGCTGGGAATTATGCTCTGACACCGAGATAAGGGCAACGGGCAAAGTTGAGGCTCATGTGCAACTGATAGGCTTTAACAACAAGGAATTTATAGGTGATGCAAGTGACGAAGACCCTGCCCTCGCTCTCTTCTGGGCAATATATAAAGTGATAGAGGAGGAGAAATGAGTAATGGAGCAAAAGAAGAAAACGAACGAATATGGCGAAAAAGCATTGAATGGCATCTAAAACAGATAAGGGAATTACTTGAGAGGATTCTTAAAGTGATTGAAGGCAATGCCAAGAACGATCAACCGCATCCCCGTCACTGAGAAAGACCTGAGAGAGCAAATCCGGACACTCTGCAAGCTCTTCGGGTGGAGATTTCTATTTACTTGGACATCAATTCATAGCCCAAAGGGGATGCTGGACCTATTTCTTATCAATCCCGAACAAAAGCGAGTTATATTCGCTGAATTGAAATCGGAGAAAGGCAAAATGACTCCTGAACAACAACAGGTATTTGACGAGCTCAAAGCATGCGGGCAAGAGGTTTACCTGTGGCGCCCGGGGGACATTGAGGGGATCGCTGAGATATTGAGAGCATGAAACCCTATTATCAAGAGCCTGGTGCCACGGTCTACCAAGGACACGCCTTGACCGAACTTCAGGCGATGCCGTCTAACTCAGTGGATTGTGTTATGACCTCACCGCCATACTGGGGACTCAGGACCTACAAAACAGAGCCTCAGATTTGGGGAGATAATCATTGCGAGCATGAGTGGGGCGAGTATAAGACAAGCCTATTACATGAGAACCGCAACTTTCATTCCGGCACCCAGGAGGAGGTATTAAGTAGCGGCTATGCCTTGGCGCACACTCACAAGACATCAAACCTCAAGGCTGGCTTCTGCCTCAAATGCAACGCTTGGCGTGGCGAACTCGGCCTTGAGCCTACCATAGAACTCTACATATCCCATCTAATTCAAATCTTCAATGAGGTGCAACGAGTCCTCAAAAAGACAGGCACTTGCTGGGTGAATATAGATGATAGTTACGCCTCCGGTACTCGTAAAACAAATAAACCACAATCAATAGCTGGAGGGAATGAGCAAGATTTACCTCTTGACTATTCGCCATCAAGAAATATGCCGGATTATCCTTCTAAATCCCTCTGCTTAATCCCCTCTCGTTTTGCTCTGACTATGGTAGAAAACGGCTGGATACTCAGGAACGATATTGTCTGGAACAAGCCGAATCCCATGCCTGAGAGCGTAAAGGACAGGTTCACAGGCTCTTGGGAACATTTATTCTTCTTTGTTAAGTCTAACACCGCTCAATATTGGGTAAATGAGAAAACACGCAAAGTAGTAGCCAAAATGCCTTTAGGTATTCACGGGGCGGAAGGGGAGGATTGGGAATGGCGGGTCTGCCCTAATTGTAAAGGAACGGGTGAAATTAAAAAAGAGAAAGAAACTAAGATTGAAGAATCTATGGCTGAGAGTATGGGTAGTCCACGAGCAAGGTATCACCGAGATAAGGTTGGTGAATGCAAAAGATGTAAAGGCACGGGACAAATAAAATATTCTTTCTGGTCGGGACGTGATTATTGGTTTGAGCAGCAGTTTGAACCCCAAGGCGATAACACACATTCAAAGGGGCAGCTATTAAGAGATACACCCGAATTTCAGGTCAAATCGCTGCAGGCTGATGGCAAGCAGGCACACAAGGATTGGAACAAATACACTGGCGAGACTTGGCTACCTTTTGGCCGCAACAAGCGTGATGTCTGGGAGATAACCACGCAACCTTATCCTGAAGCTCACTTTGCCACCTTCCCTGAGAAGTTATGCGAGACACCGATATTAGCGGGGTGTCCGTCTCAAGTCTGTAAGAGCTGTGGCAAGGCAAGGGAACGAATCTATGAGCGTACCGGGCATATAAATAAACGTGAGCCAGCACACCAACCAGGCAATACCCCGACAAAGGTAGATTCGACGGGCTGGGCACCGACTGAAACACCCACGGCTGAGTACACCGACTGTGGCTGTAATGTAGGTTGGGAACCGGGCGTAGTTCTGGACCCGTTCTGTGGTAGCGGCAAGGCGCTGGCAGTGGCCAAGAGATTAGGCCGGAGGACCATAGGGATAGACCTTAACCCTGGTTATTGCAAACTGACGGTCAAGGAACTGCAAGGGATTCCTTTGGCAATGGAGTTAAATATCTGAAGTAGCTTAATCTAGGAGTGATATAATAGAATCAGATGGAAGGCATAAAGCTAGGAGTATTAGAATGAACATAGGAGAATTAAGAGAGGAACTTGCAAAATATCCCAAGACAGCTAAGGTGATGATTACTTGGGAGGGTATCTTTCATCTGATAAGGAAGAGTAATATTTACCGTGCACCAAACGGTGTCGTAGTGATGGACGCTGATGAGAATTTCTACAAGCGGGAAATACTAGATGGTCAAAAAAGACCACGATAAACAGTCATGCTAGATGGCATAAAGCTCGTAGAGTGTAGGCTAACTCCCCTACAAGCTGCCTTGATTGAGTGGGGGCGCCAGCATCCCTACGGGCGTATCCGGGAGCTGGTCTTTCAGGACGGGATACCAGTCAAGGCTGAGATTCCTTGCGAAGATGGCACTGGCTATGAGACAATAATGTTCGACAAGTTTGCACGGAGGGCAGGATTGCTAAAGTAAAGAAGGTAAAATGAGAGCCATAATTGACCAAGATTATACAGATATAAGACTAGCTTTTATTGAAGCTAAAGTATTTCCTCTCTGTGGTTGGGATTGGCTTCAGCAAAATATTCATCGTCATTACCCCGAACAAAAAATAACAATTTCCTATAATGGGCGAGTGATAGCAAATATACTTAATACACACAAAGTAACAAATAAAGCATTAAAGACGATAATGAGAAATTGTAGAAGCTAACTAGACGCTGACTCGGGAAACGAGAGGCGGGCTTTACCGGGGAAACCCGGGGGCTCGCCTCTTTTTTTATTACGATGATTAAAGAGTGGTTAGAGCGGATGCTGGGGATAAGACGGAAACCCCTCACCAGAAGGGAGACTGAGGTTCTGCGCTATATGTGCCGGGGCTGGCAGAACAAGGAAATCGCCTGCCACATGGGCATCGGGCATCAGACAGTCAAAAACCATGTCCAGCATATCTACCAAAAGCTAGGGGTTAGAAACAGGGTCGGCGCTACTTCCTACGCTATCCGTAAGGGTTGGTTCCGAAGATGGCTACCTTATGGCAGATTTTAAGCAACGAGAATAGGCAGAAGTTAGCTGGCTTCTATGAAGAGAAGTTTGGCAAACAATTCCTAGCACCTGCAAGGCATGAGCGGGCTATTCAGTGCGAGACAAAGCTAGAGGACATTTCAGAGATAGACAAGCTCATGCGACAGACGGCTAATTATAGTATTGATAGTCAGGGGAGGGAAAGATGAAACTCAAAGTAGTTTGCACAGGCTATGAGAATCAGGGAATCTGTGTCATGTGCGGTGGTGAATTACCTAAAAGTCGCAGGGTCTATTGTTCTGATAAATGTGCCGAATTTTATAAGCATCTATTCTTTTGGCAAACTGCTAGCCACGATGCATTTAAGCGGGCTGGCGAGAGGTGTCAACGCTGTGGGCGTGGTTGTATGGATGTGCCACTTTTGGGCGAAGGAAGCTGGGCAGAACGAAGTGGCATGGAGGTTCATCACATTATTCCGCTAAATGGTGAGGATAGAACATGGCATCGCCTAAATATGCCATACAATCTGCGAGTTCTTTGCCACAAATGTCATGTCTATGAACACAGTAAGGAATATAAGCAGAAAGTTATGGAGCTAATTTGAACTGCCAAGACTGCAAGGATTATAGGGGATTACTTTAGTTATGGATTTTAATGGCTGAGCTCGATTGCCGGAAGTGTAAAAGCTGGAAGGGCTGCCCTGGCAAAGAGTGGTATTCATTTTCTGAATTCAGGTGGTGTGCTCAACAGGTTTTCTGGGCGTTAAAATATGCTTGGATTCTGAGACAAGGGTTATGGCCTTCTCCTGAAAGCTTGGTTGAGGGTGGAGTTCGAGGTCGGCAGACGATAACTGAAGGGCGCTTTGTGAAGGCAACCCTGATTATCTCGGAAATAGACTCTCGGATTGAAACTACCGGCTGGCGGGGCTTGCTTCTCAAAGAAGAATGTATCAATCGGGATAGAATGATATACCTCAGCGATAACGCCAAAGATGCCTTGTATTATGTGGCTGGCTGGGATAGGAAACCGAGGTCTTTTTCTGGCTGGGTAAAGGATCGGAAATACCACAAAAAAGCGATAAAAATGTCGTAAAAATGGGCTTGACAAAAGTTTATTATTCGTGCTACCCTATTGACAAGGCGTGGAAAAGCTGCGCCTCCCGGGAAGCCGGGGTGTGTCCCCGGAACTAAACAATCCCTAGGGAACCCGAAGTTTGCTTGGCCAGCCGACTTCGGGCAATATGGAGAGAGGAGCTTGGCAATGATGTCAGGCTCCTTGCATTTTAGAGCCACCTTTCAGGGTGGCTTTTCGCATTTAAGGGGGTGAGCATGGAGACCGAAATCATCGTAGCACTCGGTATATTCCTGGGCTGTTTCCTGAGAGCTGTATATCCCTGGCTGAAGAAGAAAAGCGAGGCAGCAAAGTTAGGGCAGCAAATCAAGTGGGAAAGTAGATTCGTCTGGACGCTGGTATTTAACCTTATTGTTGCCCTCATCACCACTATATTGATACTGCCGAGTTTCCCGGTCTCGGGTGAGTATGTCTTTGTATTTGCCTTTACATTTGGCTGGTCTTCCCAGGATATTGTGAATAAGTTGGTGACATGATACCGCCGTTTAAGTGGATAAAGGAATTTCTCAATGAGCACCAGGAATGGCACGCTCTAGTCATAGGCTGGGGCGATGGTGTTTCATGCCGTAGAACTGACTGGCTAACCATAAACGAGATTTACGGCAGTGAGGAAAAGATGAGGAGTGAATTACACTATTACAAGGCTGGCCTGGGTTTAGGCGTGTTATCGCTAATAGCGTTTGTCGCAGTTATGGCCTGTATTTTTAAGGGTTGCTGATGAGTATAGAAGGACCGCGCCAATGCGTAAGCAATTATGAGCATAAGTGCGCCAAATGCGGACAGCCGATAAAGCCGAAAACGCCTTATTATCTACAGGGAAGATATGTTGAATCTCAGGGGCAGAGAACCACTAAATTTTATCGAATACACATCAAATGCCCGGAGGTAAAAGATGGAATTGAACGATAACTTTACATGGACTGAGGACGGGACGACTTTAGAGGAAGAAGAGGAATAAAATGATTGAGTTTTTAGACTTAGGCATAGCTGGAATATTAGCAGCAGCACTCTTCTTTTTCCTGAGGCATTTAGTGGGGCAGATGCGACAGGACAGAATGTTCATGGAAGATCGCTTGATTGGTGTTGTTAAGGACTATAACGAAGCAATTAAGGACATGAAGGAAGCAATGTCAGAGTTAATTATTTGGCTCAGGGCTAGAAATGGTCATTAAGGAGCAAATATGCCATATAAACCAGCCTCCCCATGCAAAATACCGGGCTGCCCCCATCTTAGCATTGATAAGAGTGGGTATTGTGCGAAACACAAAAAAGAATTACAGAGGCAGCAAGATAAGGAACGAGGTTCTTCCACTCAACGCGGATATGATAGGAGATGGCGAAAGGCCCGTGTTAGATATTTAAGGGAACATCCTCTTTGTGTGGAATGTCTAAAGGAAGGGCAAGTTATAGCCGCCACTGAGGTTGACCATATAATAGCTACCAAAGGTGACTCTGTTCTATTTTGGGATGAAAATAACTGGCAGGCCCTCTGCCACTATCATCATTCGGTTAAGACTGCCAAGGAAGATGGAGCCTTCGGCAATAAGTAAAAATTAAAATAAAGAGGGGGGATATTAGAAATCTACAACTTTTAAGCCTGTAAAC